TGTTTCTACCAAGCCTGCTGAATTCTGATATTTCTTTTATATCAACCTACGGGGGAGCTTCGGCTCCCCTTTTTTTTATCTATTCTGACAGATATGCCTTTTCCTACAAATGCTGCGTCCACCGAACTGGATGCTGTAAATCAAATACTTAGCAGTGTGGGACAGGCTCCTGTCACCACGTTGGACCTCCGAAACCCTGAAGTATTCATTACCTTGAATACTCTTCGGGAAGTAAGCAGACAAGTCCAGCTTGAAGGATGGACTTTCAACACAGAGCGTGAGTATCCGATGGTACGCGATGAAGCTACCAATGAGATTGCTTTGCCTGCCAATCTACTTGCTATCGATGTAAACCTGCACGAACACAAGAATGACTACGACCTTGTTATGAGAAATGGCAAGTTGTATGACAGGCTGCATAAAACTTACATTTTTACTGAGAACCCTAAAGTCGATGTAATTTGGTACTTTGACTTTCAATTTTTACCACCTGCTGTGCAGTCTTACATCACTGCACGTGCTGCTCGTATGTGTGCCACCAAGATGGTTGGTGATGCACAGCTGTATCAGTTACTTGAAAACACTGAAACAATGGCACGAGCAACGCTGACTGAATACGAATGTAATCAAGGTGACTACACCATTTTTGGTACACCAGATGGACAGGACTATTACACCGGCTATCAACCTTATCGAGCACTATTTAGGCAATGAGCACTATTTCCCAATCGATTCCTAATTTACTGCTGGGCATCTCACAGCAGCCGGATAATAGGAAACGTCCTGGCCAAGTCAAAGATGCACAGAATGTCTTTCCAGACTTTGCTTTGGGAATGCTAAAAAGACCTGGCGGTAAGTTTGTCGCTAAGCTTGACAACGCAGAAACTCGTGGCAAGTGGTTTCCTATTCTACGAGATGGTACTGAAAAATATATTGGACAATATGATACAACTGATAACCTGTTTCGTATCTGGAATTTAAGCGATGGTATTCGGCGTGTTGTTGATATGGGAAGCAACTCTGGACAGCCAGCAGCTTGTAATATCCCCAACCTTTTTAATGCCTTTAAAGATGTTGGTGATGCAAAGCACGATTTAAATGATGCTGAAACTGCGTTGCAAGTAGCAGCTTCCAATTTGTCCAAGAAAACCCTTGGTCAACTGCCTACACTGAACACAGTGTTTGCTACTGACTTTAGAAAGTATAGTAACCCACGTTCAGAACTGTACGCTGAACGGTTGAAAGAAGAAGTTAAATCTGGTGTATTTGAAATTGACGGTAACGCTGAGCAAGCAACAGCAACGGTAAGTGTCAGTAATGAAATCACCGCTGTTGGTGTTAGTGATGGAGGTGCTGGATATGAAACTGCACCTACAGTGACTATTGCTGGTAGTGGATCTGACGCTACAGCAACCGCAACCCTTAGTTCTACTGGTGACTTCAAAAACATCAATATTACTAATGCTGGTCTTGCATATGAAAACGAACCTATTGCAACACTGACTGGTGGATTAGCTCCTTATTGTCATCCTAAAGTTGTGATGACTGGACCTACAGATAGCACGTTTGATGACACAGGCACAGAAACAACTGTTACTGGTATTCAATTAAACCCTGGTAAACAGATTAAACTTTGGGATTTAAACGATCCAGATGTTTTAGCGCACGGTAGGGCGCCTGGTGGCATTTATGAGGGTACCAACAACACCATGCGTGTTGATGAAATAAGTGGCCTTGGCTCTGGAGACCGTACTTATGGTTATAACATGCGTTCACCGGAACCTCGACTTACTTTTGCCGGAGGTCCAGGTGATCGTCAGGTGTTTCTGCAAAAACAAGATCTAACTAATGTACACACAATTCGTGTATATGGTTGTGCAGGTAGTGGTACAAATGGTGGAGCGAAACTTGATACAGACTCTGGCTGGCAGTCAGCTTATCAACCAGTTCCTTCTTCTCTTTTCCTAGAATTTGCAGAAGACGATTCCGATTTTGATGTATTGGAGTACCCAACTTATCTCAATAATGCTGGTCCTTGGAACACGGTAAACCGTGACAAGTTTCGGGAAAATAGGTACATCCTTTGGGAAGGAGAGCATCCTGGATTTACTACTGTATCAGGCTCTCTGAATAATGGTAAAGCTGGAAATTTTGATAGAAGTCTAGGTGAATGGGATGAAGTAGGAGTTGTTGTACCTGCACATACACTTACTGCCGCTGAAACTAGGTATGGCTATAAAGATGTAGTTGTACCAGCTCAGTTTAGGAAGAAAGATGTATGGATGACTATTAAACAATTACACGTTACAGCTGGCGGCGGTGCAGCATATACCGGCACTCCTGCGACCTATAAATGGGAAAATGCGTATGTGACAACTATGCACTTGTTGGAAGATCTTCCGACAAACGTTGCAGACACTACAATCACATTAACCAATAATACTATCGGAAATGCCACAAATTCTGATCCTACTAAAACTGATTATCATGTAAGCCAAGCTCCAGCAACAGTTGCAACTGCAGAGATTATCACTGGTAAATCAGTTGCATCCCTCACACTTACCAATGCTGGTAGTGGTTACAATGTAGGTACTGCAACAACTATTGCTTTGTCAGGCGGTAGCCCAACAACAGCAGCTACACCAACAATCACGGTAACACCTACATTTACTGCAACTATCACTGAAGCTGGAAAGGGCTACAAGTCCGCTACAGCAACAATGACTGGTGGTGGAGGTAGTGGTGCTGAGGCGACTGTACAAACACTGAATGGTCTTGTTACAGGAGCCACCATTACTGGTGGAGATGGTAACTATCTTTCTAATCCAACTATTACGCTTTCTGCACCAAACACAGATAACCCTAGGTATGCGGAGACTATCTACAAAAAAGATGGCGACATTCTTACTGGCGTTCTAAGTCACGTTGATGTTAAAAAGAGTGGTCAAGGTCTAACAGCTTCTAGTGCTACCAATGTTGCAACGACAACTAACGGTAACGGTACTGGAGCAACTGTTGATCTGACAGTTGTTGATGGTCAAGTGCACGCTGTATCTCTCAACACTAATGGCACTGGTTATCTTACTGATGATGAGATCTATCCAACTGGATATGACGGCGTTGTTATCCGTGCATACGGCATCGCTAAGGGTACTGAGAGAACCTCTGAGCACCCTGTAATTGCTAGTGAGGGGTATCGGGTATTTGAACTTGATGAGCACCTTGCACCGGCTAATACAGCCGCTGAGCTGACTGCTGCTACAACTGCTTACACAAGTGCAGTAGCAACAAGAGATGCTGCAATTACTACACTTAGCAATGCTGGTCAGGCAGCTGGTATTCAGGGTGCTGCTTGTGCTATTAGCTCTCTTCCAAACAATACCCTAGAGATTAAAGAAGCCGGTACTGGTTTAACCGATGGCACTTTCAGTGCTCAAGCAACTACTACTACTGGTAGTGGTGCGGATATGACTGTTGATGTAATTGTTGCAAGCAATAAAGTAACTCGTGTTGATATCAATGCTGAGGGTACTGGATATGCTATTGGCGATGTTATTATTCTCGATTCAGATGACTACCGAGATGTTTCCATTACAGAAGGTGGTTCTAGTCTTACTAATGGTACTCCAACAAATGTAGCAACTACAGCTATAACTGGCTCTGGTCAGAATATGACAGTAGACATCACTGTTGATGGTGGTGTTGTTACTGCGGCATCTATTAACACTGCTGGTACTGGGTACCGTGATGGAGACACAGTTTCTATTGATGGGTATAATAACACTGTCCTTACGTTTTCTACTGTAGAGTTGGAGTTTGGACACCCTCCATATTTAAAAGATGCTACACCTGAGGATATTGAGTTCTTGACTCTTAACGACTATACGTTCGTTTTGAACAAGAAGAAAACAGTTGCAATGAAACCTGCAACTAGCCATTCTAGTGGTCTCGATGAGCATCGTGCACAAGTTGTTATCCAAATTGCAGCCAACAGTACGGCGTACAAGGTACTCCTCACACAGGGTAGTACTACGGCAACCTTTACCCATACATCGCCGTCTTCTGGAGCTAACGCAGACAGCATTGCAGCAGCTCTTACAACTGCTATTGATGCTGATTCTAATTATTCTGCAACACAAGTGGGTGCTGGTGTGTATATTACTAGCGCTTCTGCTTTCAGTGTAGAAACACGTGGTGGTTCGAGCGAGTCAGCTATTTTTGCTGTGACTGATGCTATTAGCAATCAAACACTGCTACCACGTCAAAGTAAAGATGGGTATGTAGTTAGAATTGTTAATTCAGAAGATCTTGACATTGACGATATGTATGTCAAGTTTGTTTCTGATGGTAGTCAAGCGTTCGGTACTGGTAACTGGGAAGAAACTGTAAAGCCTGGCCTTAAGTATGAGTTTGATGAACTAACCTTACCACATCAATTGGTGCGACAAGCAGATGGTAAATTTGTTTATAGTCCTGTTAATTGGAATGACAGGTTAGTTGGTGATGATGAGACAAACCCTGAGCCTAGCTTTGTTGGTGATGTAATTACTCACATTTTCTTCTACAGAAACCGTATGGGTTTCTTGTCTGGTCAGAATGTTATTCTAAGTAAAGCAGGTGACCTGTTTAACTTTTGGAATACTTCGGCACAGACTGCAACTAATGATGATCCTATTGACATCTCTGCTGCCGGTAAACGTCCTGCTTTCTTGAATTATGTAGAACCCACCTCTGTTGGTTTGGTTCTCTATGCTACTAACGAGCAATTCCTGTTGAGCACTGACTCTGATATTCTTGCTCCTACATCTGCCAAAGTCAACTCACTTAGTGCTTACGAATGTGAAGCTGATGTTGAATCAGTTAGCCTTGGCACAACTCAAGCATTTATCAGTAAGACACCTCTATACACACGACTCTTTGAACTGACAGACGTTACTTCTGAACAGCCTCCATTGATGGCTGACATTACTAACGTTGTACCTGAACTTATCCCTGAATCAATCGACACAATGGTATCATCACCTGCGTTGTCTGTTGTTTCTCTAGGAACTACTGGTAGCTCTACACTATATCAATACCGATTCCTCGCACGTTCACGTGATGAACGGCTTGTGAATTGTTGGTATAAGTGGGATCTTACTGGCAATCTGCTGACTCAATTCTTTGATAGCAGTACATTCTTTACTTGTGTATCTAACGGTAATGATGTATATGTTCAATCCTAC